TCTGGAGGCATGCAAGCAAATCTTCCCAGAGCATCAATTGGATCACTGTAAAATGATGAAGCAAAGTCTTCAATAGATCTAGTTGGGTTAATGTACCATGTTGGCCTACGAAGTGCAAATACCTTCGGCATCTTATAACTTACAACATGGTCTTCATCCCATGAAATGCTGAATTCATTTCCTTCGGTGTCATCCGGCAGATCTCTGTCCAACTTGAACTTATGCGTTCTCTGAATGACTTCTTTTTCTGCGATGACTTCATTATATCTTTGCTGGATAAAATCTCCACGGAATCGTGGGAAGGAAAGAAGTACAACCTTTCCATAATCAGGGAATCTAGAATCAACAGAAGCCCTATACATCTTGTATACGGCTTGTGCTGTCTTTGCTTGTTCACTACCAGATGTAGACTCAAGGGCAAAACCGGCGATCTCATCAAGAATTACGACAATGACGTTATATCCCTCCCAGGCTTCTCTTTCAGAGTGTCCCGAGTAAACGTTGATGCTCTTATCAAACATGATCTGTCCAGCCTTTACCTCAAACTTTCCAATAAACCATGGCGACCGCTCGATTCGTGTCTTGAATCCCTTGAAGAAGACGTTGTTAGCCTGCTGAGCGTTAATAGCGATGTTGATAATATCGATGGAGTCTCCGGGAGGCTTGCCATAATACTTAGCCGGGTCCTTTAGGCACAGCAGCAGATACACGATATAGGCACAAGCAATGGTGGAGGTGTAGTCCTTGCCGCTACCTTTCCCTAACTGCATGATTACCTCATTGCAAGTCTCCCGGTAACGTTCGTAGGCTTTATCTGGACCATATAATGATTCTAAGGTAGATAGTTTGTAGATCTGTGAGGATCTTTTAATCATAACTATTTGATATTCTGACAAAGGAGGCAAGCCCAAATACTTTTCTGATGTTACAAATTCATCAATTTCTACCGGCCGTTCTTCGAAATCCTCACCATCGAGGATATTCATGATGTCATTAAAGTCAAAAGACATAGCAAAATACCCCAACACCTTATGGTGTTGGGGTACCTCCAATCACAACAGAGTCAACCTTTACAGCCTCTACCTTTCCTGTAACATCTTGCAGTCTTCGTGAGACTTCCCACTTACAGTTAGGACAAGAACTTGTTACTTCTCGTAAGATCTTGATTAGAATGTCTTGCTTTCTTTCCATTTCTGCGAGTTCATCACCCATACTAGCGTCTTCGTACAGCCCGGCCTTTTGAAGAGTTTCTACTCGCGCCTTTTCAATGTCAGCAATATTCTTTAAAACCGCAGCCCTGATCTTTAAATCTCCAACAAGGTCCGCCTGGGTGATTGTTTCCCACATCTCTTTGATGATCAGGGCATAGTGTTCGTCCATGCTCATAAGGGCTTCTTTTGCTCTGTCCCTTACACCCTCATCATTCTTGGCAATATTCCGCCACTCTTCCAGATAGCCCAAAACGTCCACTCGGCGTAGGCCGGTGGACTTTGCAATTTGGGTGGCGTTTTCGCCCTTAAGATACTCTTGGACTACTTTATTCATCTGGTCGTATCTGTCAATAACCTCTAGTTCTTTCCTCATGTAGCAAGCCCTCCTTTGGCTGTTGGTGCATATACTGCCGCAGGAGCATCAATCTTTCGTTTAAGGTTTCCAGAACATCTTGTCTCTCCTGAGCCTACACCACACCAAAGTACCATGCAGTCTCTTAGACCCATGGGTGTATTTTCTTCTCTTTCGGTTCCGCAGAACTCGCATTTGTATGTGTAAAGTGGCATAATTATCTATTTCTATTGTACTTCATTTTAAGGGCTGAGTCAAACATTTATTTGACTACGAATAAATTCTACACGCTTTTCGACGGAATCGTTAGGCATGGTGAAAGATGTAATTCCCATACTAGTAGCAGCCCGGCGAATAATTTTGTCAATGTCCTCTTGGTATGTCTTATCACTGCTTCTTACACCATCAGACTTTGGTGACCAATACACTGGGAAGTAAAATAGAGCGTCGTATTTACTCATGCATGCTGAGACAAGATTCCAAGAGGTATCGATATAAAACTGCTCGTAATAGTCACTCCACTTATTTTCTACTGAATATAGAGTATAGGCTAGAGAATCAAGGGGTGTTCTGTCAGAGATGACATTGCAATGCCCGGCGTTAATATCCTCGTTACATCTAGAAACGGTCACCAATAGTTGGCTGAGCGGAGTTGCGTCTGTATTGAGCGGTAACCCAGATTTGCTTGCCTCACGAGCCCTAGATGTAATCGTTGAATAGTGACGGAACGAAGGGTTACTTTTGAACGCATTCATTGTCGTCGTCTTACCAGTTCCCTGAGAACCAAAAAAGCCTATCTTCATTTTGTAACCCAATCCTCTTCTTTTATCTTCTCTGATGTATGAATAGTAGTAGGAATAGACCAATCGTAGTCTATCATATTATAGTCAGGCTTAGGAGCAAAGCCATATATTAAACCCATATGTGCAAGTTGGCATAAACAACAGTCGCTTGGTGTGAATACGCCACGTTCTTTGATTATTTCAAGGATCTTCCGGGCTCCTGCCGGTGAATACATTATCGCTACTCCACCATAGCCCTGATATATTCTTGAAACTATGTCTAATCCATGTATTGCATATCGAGAGTCAACTCCCCTTTGCCAGCCCGGCGGAATTGATACCTGAATTGGATCACCATATTCGTTGTACTTTACGTAGTAATAGTAATCTTGTCGTTGGTTATTTGGAACCCAAAGAGCGGCGAAATCATATTCAGCCGGGAGTTCTTTTACAAAAGCAGTGAATCTTTCGTTAAAATCTGCAACTGGTATTGCATCATCCTCAAAGCAAACCACTGACTCTTCATTGGCTACTGACCACTCTAGGGCTAGGATGATGGACGCCCAGATCCCCGCTTCCCCGACCTTGGGACGCCAACCCGAAAACCCAATACCCCTGCTGTCGAAGAATTCCTTGATGCTCTCTTCGTATGCATTAAATGTTTGTATGTCTGCTATCTCAAGGTTTACGCGATCGTGAATGAGGGCCTTACTCTTGATCCTGCTGTCATTTATGCTATAAATATGATACTTCATCTTCTTTTGATTAGTCCAAACTTATTGAGCCAATTAATGATAGTTTTTTCAGTGGTGGAGGCTAGGACTGCAATCTCTGCTGGCGTTAATCTGTCGATCAAATATTTTCTGGTGAGCCACTGTTGCGATGTATATAGTTTAGGACGGAGCATTTCGCCTCCAATGATAGTGGTACTGTCCTGGGGCTATAGTTGCGATGCTGTTGGTGCTCTTGTTCCGAGCATACATAAGGCACTCATAAGTGCCCCCGCTCTCTTTACCACTCCACACACCGAGTGTCGTATCGCTATTATCTACCATGTAATGATTTCTATTATGCATTACCCATGGTCCAGGGTAACTCAAAGACTCATTGAGAACAACGATATTGTCAGCGCCAAGAAGGATATCCTTGTAGATCTTTGGATCACCAGCCTGATGACCTGCATATGGTCTAACAGCAATGTATGGAATTCCGATTCTTCTGGCAACTAGCGCAGCGTATTGGTCTACGCCGTCTGCCATGCCTACATAAATTGTCGATGGTTGGTACTCATAAAAGAACTGATACATCACTGTTGAGGCTAAATCTAATTCATTTGTCTTAAAGTCCTTTGGTCTATGACCAGTAATTGAAAGTATCATATTATCTCCTTGTCAAGACGTGGGCTGTGGGCATTTGCTAGTCTTTCAATCCATAACCTAAAGTCATCGTATGGCATTGCGCGTTTGGCCCGATTACATACTTCACAGCACGGCACGCAATTTTCGACAGTATATCCTATTGTGTTATCTTTTCTGTCGATACCACTATAAATAAACTCTCCTGCGGAAGTTGTCGATCAACAACGTTATCTTCTGGTTACTACTTTAGAGGTCCACCAGGCTATTCCTACAGCATCACCAACGTTATCACTATTGTCTGCAATGGTAAAGAACTGCCTGGCAAAGTCTAAGGTCCGCTGTTTTCTGATCTCTCTACCCTTATTTTGATACCATGTGGCCGACTTGCCCGGGAAGTCTAATTTGATCTTATTCTTCTCGGCAGTCTTTAGTATAGGGTTTCCTATATAAGATTGCCAACTGATGGGGGCAACCTTATTGACGTGAGCACTGTTTTGCATAATTACACTCATGACTGCACCATAAACGTAGGCAAGTTTAAAGGCTACTTCAACGTTTTTGACCATTACCGCAGACTCAATGGTAACATAGTCTGCCCGGAAAAGTCCAGCATCCACCATGATCTGTGTTTTTTGGCGAGCGTCATTTAATCTTTCCCAGACATCTGCTCCATTAAAGAATATCTCTCCACAAGAAACTGGTTTATCATTTTCAAATATCGCATAGGCCAGCGAGTTTGTTGAGCAATCTATGCCCATTACTCTTGGCGCCTTTGTTTTCTTTAGATCTGATATGCTCATGGTGTACCAATACTAGCAAGGGAGGCGAGCAGGGAAAAGTTTCTCCTGTCCGCCTCCCTCTTTTCACATAGTGAACAAATCCTACTATTATTATATCTTGACAACTTTGTTTCGCATCCTGTCATTCTGCATGTGCGAGCCTTGCCTGCTCGCCTCGCTTTGTGCTCATAATACTTCTGCATTATTCTCTCATTAGTGGTGCGCTTGCAGCACTCTGGTGTGCAGAACTTTTGATTATGAGTCTTTGCCTCGAATGGTTTGAGACAGGTTGGGTCGACACATATAGACATTATAGGTTTATAACCAACGGATCTACGACAGTTTCGCCGTCTTCTACTTCATTCCAGCAGTAGTCTACCAGAGGGCATTTCTTGCAAATTACGCTACGTTTTGTAAATGGTCTGCGAGGCAAGTCTCTAGATTCCCAGGCAGCCCTAGTTGTTCTAAGCCAACCAATAATTTCTTCGATTACCCGCTTGTTATTGTCATTCATTGTTAATGGAATGACAAGGAATTCCTGGGTATTCTTATTCTCGTAGAGGAAGAAACCCTTGTCTTTTTTCATAATGTACATATAGATTAACATTTGTACCATATGATAATCTGGGGCGGTCATCTTCGCTTGTCGATGAACAAAAGACTCTTGCCTGGTTGTCTTGATCTCCCCAGGAATAACTTCTCCATTAACTCTAACCATTAAATCGACGAACCCCCTGATTGGGGGGTCTAGATACTTTACTTCAACTTCTTCTGCCACAAACGAGTCGGAATCTTTAAAGATTGCTTGAAGTCTTGAGTGAGCCTGAGTTCCATAACTCATATTTGCTACACCCATAGCAT